AAGTTCATCATTCAATTCAAAGAGTTGTGCCTGTGCAGCTCTTTGTAGTGTTTGCTCAATTGTAAGGAACAAACGACGAACGTTAATTCTATCAAACGCAGATGCATATCCAAGAGCAGTCTTGTCTCCAAAAAGAAGAGTTCCAACTCCAGGTTGAGTTATAATTGAATTTATTCTTTGTGGGTAAAGTTGGTCCCTTTGTGCCTTATTTGGATTATATGCAAGTTTAACTACATTATTTAAAATTCCTCTTTGTTGACCTGCAGGAGAGAACCAAGGATATGCAACAATATTAGTGCGAGTCATTAGACCGGCAACATCAGCATTACAAGGAATGTAACGGAACTGATTGTTGAACCTATCATAGGTATACTTGTATCCACTATCAAAGATTGCATAAGAAGATGATTGAAGTGAACTGAAATATTGAATCAGATTTGTTGTTTGAGTCGTAGTATTTGTTTGTCCCACCAAGTTTGCTCTATGTGGTCCAATACAAGCAACAGCATCTCCTCTTGAACCTGCAAGAGAAATCAAATAATTTGCTTTTGCCTGTGAATCTACTTGGTTTGTAAGACCTGGGCCCATAATGAGATAATCTACTTGAATTTCATCTTTATTACTAAAGAGTTGATATGAATCAATCAAATCTCCAAGAGATGCCTGCATTCCATTAGTAGCAGAATAATCAACACCTCCTGCGAGAGTGTATGATTCATTTCCGATTGAAGAGAAGGTTATTCCCTGTGCATTCTGTCCCCAGAGACCTTGTGAGGTTGTGTATGGAGTAAATGCTGTACTGAACCCTACTGCTCTTGGAGCAGTTCCGTGATATGAATCAGCAGCACTGGAAGGGTTGCTTCCTGCATAAACTTGAGAAGAGAAATCGGCAAGAAACTGTTTGTACCAAATTTTTTGAGGAGAATTTACTGAAGAAATTGAATCAAATGCCTTGGAAAGACCTACGAATTTTTCAATAATTGTTCCAGAATTTCCTGTGATTGTTCCTCTATCATCAACAACTGCAATATGCAGAGCATCATTTTTACCAGATCTATCAAGTGAATATTGATTTGTAACTGGTCTCGGTGCAATTGACTTCCAATAAATTGTGGAATTCGTAAGACCAAGAGTTTGTTGTCCATACCAATCAACAACTGTGGAAGGAGTAATTGGAAAAGATGATGATGTTCCGGTATTGACTCCAGAATTATTTACGAAACGAAGAGAACTTGAAGTAGAATATGATGCAGTAGAAGAACTTTCTGCATAATCAATTAAAGTTTCTGTATTTCCTGATGAAACTCTAGAAACAATTCTTACATCAATCGTACTATTTCCACCTGTAGCATCAGTAGTAACACCAGTAATAATACCTTTCAAATATCCATTAAAGAGTGATGTTGTTCCCGATCCGGCAAGAGCAATATTTGTGAGTGCAGTTGTAACACCAAAACCAATAGTTGCTCCAGCATTTGAAGGGTTGGTTGTGGCAATACCAATTGTCTGATCTGCTAAATTATCAATAAAACAGACTTTTAAATTATTTGCCCAGGTTCCTGGGTTCTTTGCTGCATAAGTGAAATTAGTTCCATCTGAATGATTATTTGTATAATCATCATAATTTTCAATTTTTAATGCTGAAGTAGAAGCAACTCCAACTCCGGCATTTGCATTATTCAAAGTTGATCCATCAGTTCTTACAACCTTAAGAATACCACCGTAAGAAAGATATGAGGAAGCACTCATCCAATATTCGTATTGAGAATCTGTTGAGAGTGGTTTTCCAAATACGTTAATTAAATCCTGTTCTGTTGAAATATCAATTGGGTAATCTACTGGTCCAATTGGAAAAGGTCCTGCAATTGCGCCAATATTATCTAAAACATTATCTACTCTTCCTACTGTTAAATCAACCTCTCTGACGAGTACGCCTGGAGATAATTGAGGAGTTGCCATTTGATTCTCCGTGATTCTCAGTTAACTTAAAATATTTATTAAAAAATTGTTTTTCATCAGGGAAATATGGAGTGAACATTTACCAATCGGGATATTCCCAATTTAAATGAGTATTTTTCTTCTTTCTTTCAAATGTTATTCTTTTAATTGTACATTCTTTACATTCATAAGAATATGATGATGCAACTGTTCCACGATCTTTACGAGTTCTATAAAAACTATCAATTAAATTTTTCATTTCTCCACATACTCTACATTTTCTATCATTAAACAATAAATGTCCAAGTCTAATTTGACCATCAATATCCATCAGTTATATTGCCACATATATGAACGATCACCATATTCATCAGCATACCATCTATCACCTTCAGCATCAGTAAAACTACTATCACCAAAACCATCATCAATAAATCCGAATGGTGCCATGTCTTGGTCTATTTGATTTTTTTGTTCTTCATATAGTCTTTTTCTTACATCTTGATCTGTAAGTTCTTTAAAATAATCTTGAGAGACTAACCAAGCATAAATCACTAAACACATTGCTAGATCATCATTACATCCTTCTTCTGCCTCAAATGAATTATGTTTTTGAATGAATGTGGTAAGTTCACTCATAATTTCATAATCATTTAGATATAACTTATCTTCTTCTACCATAGTTTTTAGATTTAAACATCCAATTTTTTTAACTGTCTTGGACATTTTTACACCAAGTTGAGTTTTTTTACCAGAAAATCCTTGACCTACTATTTGTCCTGCTCTTCCTCTCATAGAACACATCAGTACATTATTATACTCCAAGTCATATTGAAGGATACTAGCAACCTGATCACCAACATCATTTACTTCACATAAAATATAAGAATCATTATAACTTTTAGCAACATCATAAATGATACTTGGGAATATCATAGGTTTTATTTCATTATTCCGATATTTTGCTACAACCTTATGTGGAAATTCTGTAATGTCTATAACCACAAAAGCAGAATAATCGTTTCCCACTCCTCTTGCAACGTCCACAGTAATGAGGTAATCGTGTTCATCAATAGGATCCATGTGAACATCTAAACCAGCACTACGGGTCTTAGGGGCATCGTAGACGAGGGATCTGAGTTTAGAAGGTGCGATTAAAGTATCAACAGAACCTAAGAACTCACATTCAAATTCAACTTTGAATTGTTGCTCACTTGTATTTGCTATTGTTTGTGCTTTCCATTCTAAATCTCTTCCTGGAACTTCACTCCAATGAACATCAGTAAAAATATATTCATTTTTTCCTTTCTCAGCATCATGCCACATACGGTAGAAGTGATTCATACCGTGAGGTGTAGATACAATGATTACTTTTGTATTTTTACCTGAAGTAATCGTTGGATATACTGATGCAAAGAAAGACTCCGCAATGTGATTTGGAACGAATGCAAATTCGTCCAAAAATAGAATATTGAATGACATACCACGAACCGCAGAAGCAGAAGTAGAAGCAGCCAAGATTTTACTTCCGTTCTCAAGTTCCAAAGAACCTTTGTTCCAAGAGATAATACCTTGCTGCATCCATTTTGGTAGATTTTCATATGCGGTTTGGAGACGATCTAAAAGTTCTCTTGCGGTTGCTGCCTTATTTGCTAGTATACCAATATTTACATTGTCATTAAAGACAGCATAATGAAGAAGGTATGAAACAACCGTAGTGCTTTTACCTGTTTGACGAGGCATCTTACATATATTAAATCTATTCTCGTGAAATTTATTTACAAGTTTTTCTTGAAACGGATACATCTTGAATGGTTGTAATCCATGATCCAATGTAACAATTTTTACATAATTTTTTGCAAAATATACAGGATCTTCTTTAGACCTAACAAATTCAATAATTTGTTCTTGAGTAAATTCAATTGGGGTATTTGCTTTTTTTAATAAAGGGTTACCAAGATAAACATCATTAGTAGGTGGCATTAGTTACAATTCCAAGCTCTCAATGATTTATTAATCCTACTGTCTGGATCTCTTGCTGTTTTTGGACTTGTAAGTTTTGCTTTCATACCTTTCATACGAGCACAGAAACTCTTTCTACGTGGATTTCCAACTTTCTTTGAAGGTGCTTTGAGGTCACTTCCAGGATTATCTGCTTCGTAAGATTTACGACCCTTCTCATTTAATCCACCTTCAGAATTTTTACCAGACTTTTTAGTCCAAGCAGCACCCTCTTCTATTTCAATTTCTTCATTCACAGATTTATTAACATAAATTAATGGTTGTCCTGGAACAAATTCAGAAACTTTAAAAGTCAAAATTCTACAATCAGGATAAATTTTTTGAATTTCATACTCAACATCCTTTCTAGTTGGGATACTTATCTGTGGGAAAAATATTTTTGTTCCATAAGTTTTACCTCTCCAATTAAACATCACCGAAATAATATTACCTGTTTTTGCTGGAATGCGAACTGACTCTTCAATTTCAACATTTTCAACTTTTACACAGTTTGGATATTTTTTACCAAACATAGTTTTCATACCTTTTTTCTTATATCCAGTCCAACATGCCTCATCAACACTCATTGGACACTCATCCATTCCGTGTACTGGACAATCTTTTCCTTTTTTTGTTTTACTACAAGACCCTTCTACTGGTTTCCCAATACCAACCTCAGTTGGTTTGATTTTTTGTCCAGGAACATCAAACCCTTTTGGTAGAGGTTTACATTCTTTATTTGTATTGCACCAATACATTCCTTTACCACACTTTTCTTCACCAAGTATTTTTTCAACTAAAGATATTTCTACTTCTTCTGATTTATTTCCCCAATTAGCAGCACCAACTTTACGACATTTTACAAGTGCTCCTGATGCATATGCTGAAGGCCAAACATCGTAACGCGATTTTACTTTAGTATAACAAGCATCTTTAGTCCCACTACCTTTAGTTTTTTTGTCAGATTCTTCAGACATTTCATTACTATCCAAATAGTCTGCTGCTGTATCAATATAATCTGCTGCTTTGGTAATTTTAGATTGAACCCAGGCAGGTAATTGTGAGTCACCTTTATTGATAATTTTTCTTAATTTTTTAACAGCACTATCAATTGTATCCATTTCGGTACTTGCCATATACCCTTCTTCATCTTTTTCTCTACCATCAGCAATTTCTTTATGATTTTCTTTAAAAAATTCTTCTTTCATTTTCTTTGTTGGAGAATCGGTGGAAACATAAGTTGGTGATGCAGCACCTGATTTTGATTGCTGCCCTGGATCTTTTTCTCTTTTTCTTCTTACTGCAGATGCTACTTCACCTTTACTCATACTTGCTAATTTATCTCGTGAGAAACACTTAGGAGTTTTGGTTTCACCAGGTTCATTAGCACATGGAGACCCATCTGATTGTACCCAACCAGGTTTTCCATCTTTTGATTTAGACTTACCAAACCAATCACGAAGACCT